GAATAGGATCCGGCGTTAGATCGTGTAGCACCCATCGTTAAAGAGTTTCGCTTAAGTCATCCAGTGGTGGAACGCCCGCATTGCGCATAGGTGGCAATTGAGCGAATTTACCTTCACCAAATACTTGCCTTAAGTATAAGTTTAGCCCGTCTCCTGCCTTGCGTTTGCCTTTTCCAGGGGATTCTCCTTGTGGTAGACGACCCACAGCAGAATATCCTCCCTGTTCTCCAATAAGAGATTGGAATTTCTCCTCTCCGGTGGGAGCGGGCCGTTCGTAGGGTCGCACGTCACGCTGGATACCCAGTGTGTAACCCAGTCGCGTAGAAGGTTTAACCACGGCTTTGTTTCCTCTTTTCAGCTAAAGATACAGCGCGTCTCGCTTTCTTTGCACGCTCTGTGTTTTTCACGAACTGCTTACCTTCACGAGACTCCCGTTTTTTCTTTTCATCAGTACGCTCTCGCTCCTCAGGTGAAAGCTTCGCCCAAGCCTTCTCTGGGAGATAGCGCTCTGTACCCTTCTTACCGGGCTCGATAGCCTTATCCGCAGGCATCAGGCAGCAGCAAGGTTGAAGGTCACGAGTGCAGCTGTGCCGCCAGACTCGGAAACAAAGCGAGGACGAACCAATTTGACAGGACGACCGCTAACGCTGAAGACATGGGGGCCATTTGCAAGAATGGTTTGATCAGCAATAATCGGTGCAAAGTTGGTTCCGTCGATGCTGCCGTCGAGACGGACTACGACACTTGTATTGATATTGCTGACGATTGCAATCAATGTGTAATCCGTGGTGCGGAATCCATCATTCGCCGCCACCTCCACCAAAGTACCTAAACCAGGCGCGTCCAGTTGCGGGCTAATGCTAAAAAGCGTATCTTGAAAATAGGTAAGCGCCATGGGATTAAATCTGTTAATCCCAGTCTAAATCACTTGTTTTTCTCGTACTCGTCCTTGGTCATCCACTTCTCCTTACCCCAGCGACTCAGGTCTTTCTGCTTCTCAGTTTTACCTCCTTTATAACCGCCTCCCTTCTCTTTGTAAGCCTTAGCAAGCATCTGTGCTTTACGAGCGCTCCACTGGCCTGGCTTACCTCCTTTAGAACCAGCTTTAATGCGCTCTTTCAAGCGCTCACGCATTTCAGGTTTGGTATACGCCATTAGAACTGATTCTGTACCGGCCTTTTATTAAGAATAACAGGCGGAACATTATCAGCATGCGAACGCACAACCTCGCGCATGTACGCTGGGTTGTTTAACTGAAACCGAGGATCATTGCTTCCGTTATAGCCAACGACGAAATCACAAGGATTGCTCTGCTCTCGGCGCGTTTGATTAAATGGATCACTGAATCCGGCTGTTGTCAGCGTGTAATCGTTGTACATATTTTGATATGTAACCGGAAAACTTTGTGTATAGCCGGGCACAGCTGCGAATCTCATCACGTGAAATAGTTGGGCGTCTGAGTAGCAGCTTGTGTGAGCATAGAAACAGGATCAAACAACTGCTGAGGCTGGAATTGAGGGCGCATATTGGATTGCCCAATGAACCGTGAAAGGTGTTCGTAAGGGTCGTAAGCCTGTCCAGGCTTAGGAGTCGGCATGATGATGTAGGTATCTCCTACACGCTGTTGAGGCGTCTCTTTCGCTTCAGGTACAGGCTGAACCTCAGATTTCTGACCTGTCTTCGTATGTAAGAGCCTAATCTCATAGGGAGTGCCCTGCACGTCCGTCGTCTTAATGACACCATAGCCTTTCTGAGGCGTATAAGTACCTGGACCCTCCCAAGTAAGAGGAGTGCCGCCTGTGATCGCGTAATCTTGGCCTAAATGCTGCGTGGAAGCGCCAGCGGTAGGTGCTGTCCGCTTACCGAATGGAGAAGTGATGGGAAAAGCTGACTTCCACTGCTCACCTTGTTGCGACCAAAGCGCTTTTTGGTCCTTTCCGACCTTGAGTCGCGTCAGAAGAGAGCGAATAGTCCCTGGATCGACGTATTTCCCCTCTTTCAGGACACGAACGTCCAGATGTTCACCAGTAGTAGGGAAAATATCTTCCCCAGCCTTGGCAACGTATCCAACAGGTAGCTGTGCCATTAGATCTCATCCCCCAAGTAATTAGGAGTCTGCATCGCCGCCTGTGTAAGGAGCTCGAGTGGGTTGAAAGATGGCTTGACGACAGGCAATTTCATCAAGCCGTCATTCTTAAACAAGAAATCGCCAAGATGCTTGCGTGGATCGACTTGAGCAGGAATGTCCTTGAAAATTACGAAGGTACGACCACCTGTTTGCTGCGGTTGTTGCTCAGTTTTTGGTTGTTCTTTAGCGCCTAGCGCTTCTGTAAAACTAAACTTATCTGGGCCAATGATCTTGTTAACGTACGCATTGGTCTCTGCATACCGCTTACTGGCTTCAACTGCACCAGGGCCAGCATTGTAAGCACGCAGAGCTTTCTCGGTAGCCTGGCGAAGCTTTGCAGGATCAGTTTCCTCACCTGGGCTTTTGCCACCAAGGAATGTCTTAGTGTAAGCAGCCATATTTTTAGCTGCTGCATCGAGTGCTGCGACGGGATCATCAGGATTCACGCCCCAGCCACGTGCTGTACCTGGCATGATCTGTGCAATACCACGAGCGCCAGCTACTGAAACAGCTTTAGGGTTGAAACCAGATTCAGCTTCAATCTGGCGTTCAAAAACCTCAGGTAAAAGGCCGTATTTTTGAGCTTTTTGCCTTGCAATCTGGCGGAAATCTGTTGGCATGACTACAGCTAAAGGATTAGCATTAGCGGAAGCTGGACTCAAGCATGAGCCGAGTACCAACGGCAACATCAGCAGGGCCGGGAAGCGCTTGAATAAACTCAGAGCCTTCGCGGTTGAACCGATACCGAGCTTGCTCGGGATTTCGGTAATTGGGAACATAAAGATGCATGGCTAATCGATCCGTCTCGTAGAGATAGATTTGAGTCCACGTCTTTAGAGTGTCCTTAAAATCAGAGGTTGCGATCGTACGATCGACATCACCCGCAATACTTTCGATGCGGCTACGAGGCACAGTATCGTTATTCACGCTGCCAGTCATGTCGGTGCGTTTTTCAGCCTCGTCGCACCGAGTGATCTGCTCAACGATCTTCGAATACCAATACGAATCTTGGATGTTATCGAGAGCTTCCTCGAGACGCGCTAAATCACCTGCTGGTATAGACGTTAAGTTATAACCAAGGTGCCAGCGAACCTTAGATTTAAGGAAACTATCTAGTTGCATTATTCGAGAAATGCGTTAAAGGCAGATCAGGACTTCGATATGCCTATTAACACAATACCACGCGCAAATTATCAGTCGACGCGGACCAGATTCTCCTTGAAGATCTCATCCCAATCGACACGCTTAACACCACGAAGTTGCTCGAGGCGCTGGAAGCGTTCGCCAGCCATGGTGGTCTGCAGATCTTTAATATCACGTGCCGTTTTCAGGCCGACACCAGGTAGAGCGTCTGCAATTTGACGTGCAGAGGCGTTGTTGATGTTCAAGCGAGTATCGACTGGGAAAGTTTCCCGCTTTGTCAGCTTGGGATCTTTAACACCGTCGGCATTGAGATCAGCCGTCAAGCGCTCTTCGGTTTTGATCTTTTCTGTCGTAGCTTCGAGGTGAGGAATGAGATCCTCTTCTTCAACGTAAATGACTTCGTCCTGAGCATCGACGCACATAATGATGCCGTCGCCATGCTTGGAAACCATCTCAACAAGACCACCCGTCGGGCGATATTGATACAGCATGTGAGTTTCAATAATCCTCAGGATAGCTTACCAAAGTAAATCTTTGCGAGTATCCAAAAAGAAAGCGGGCCGAAAGGCCCGCGATCTTAACTATAACGAGGACTGAATTATCAGCTGTCGTTACCGCCCACCTGGGAGGCGAAGTCGAGGAAGCCCTGGATCTGAGCGAAGTTCGCTGCAGCAGCAGGACGCAGGTAGTTGACGCGGCACACGATGTAGGCAGCTTTGCCAGCATCGGAGTCGGCCTGGCTGATGAACACGCCATCACCGTCAACGGTGGTGGAGGTAACGCCGTTCACGTTGTACACCTTGAAGGTGGTATCAGCAACGACGCGGAAGAACATGGAGTTCGCAGCGTCCTGGTCGTCGATACCAGCGGTGGTAACGGAGGTCCAGAAGGGCAGCTCGGCGACGGAAACGTCTTCCTCACCTTGAGCCCAGGCAGAGCTAGCAGCAGCTGCAGTGATTGCAGTAGCAGCAGCCAGACCGTTGGCTTGGGTGGAGGGGACGCCGAAGGGAGCGCCGCTGTTGTCGGGACCGAAGAGCATGAACTCACCGGTGGTGCCGCCCAGGTCAGCAGTGATGGGCTGAGCGGGGAAGCCAGGCTCTGCAGCGCTAGGGATGTCCTGAGCGATGGAGATCGAGGCAGAGTAGATGTAAGCAGGACGGTCAGCGTCAGCTTGCACCACCAGGGAAGTGCGATTGTCACGGACGCGATCGCTAACGCGACGGTCGGGGGAGGGGACAATCAGATCGAAGCTCTTGTTGTTAGCTTTGTCGGCGGCCAGGTTAGAAACCTTGGCGTAACCGATCAGCTCATAAGCTTCAACACCAGGCCAAGCATAAACACCTTCGGTGTTGTAGGAGGACAGGCGGTTGATTTGGTTGCCGGGCTGCAGAATAGCACCAGCTTCAGACTTGTAAGTTGCCATTGGTTAATTACCTCCTTATCACTCGTTGATGGTGAAGGCGGCGGTCACGAAGTCCTTGTTCAGGTTCGCAAAACCGGCGTACAGCTGCCAAATCAGGATGATGAAGCGGCTGAAGTCGTCGTTGTTATTGATCAGAACCTGAGCGTTAGGACCACCGATACCAACACCCACAGCCTGAGGACCGAAGAACAGAGCCGGAGGAGTGTCGTGGGAGACAGCGCCAGCACCATCGCCGATATCGACAGTGATGGACTTAGCTGCAAAGTTGGTGGACTCGAAGAAGCGAACACCCTCGAACACGAAGCCAGAAGGCATCACGGGTTCGCCAGCCACGAATTGAGCCTGACCATACTGGCCACCGCCGTAGATAGCGCCGTTGGGACCCATGGTGCCCATCAGGGGGTTGCCCTGGCCCATGCCGGGATAACGAGCGACTTCACGGAAGCCTTGATCAGCACGCAGATCCTTCATGAAGGAGGGATCAGCGATACAACGGTAGTAGCCGTCAGCGAAAACGGGAACGTTACGCTTACGCAGCTGCTTGACAACCTCGAGGAGGTCAGTCTTCACGTTGAACTTGAAGCGCTCAGAAGCGTATTCAGTAGCGCTGTAGCTGTTCAGAGCGGTGGAGGAGCTACGGGTCTTACCGTTGGGGTAGTAGTAACCACCTTGGGTGTCGGAAGAAGCGCCACGTGCCTCGGACTTAGCGAACTCGTCCAGGAACACGCGATCGCGCCAACGACGGTAGTCATCGAGCAGGGTAAGCGAACCGATGGACTGGTGGAACATGTTGAGGTTCCCGGTGTCCAGCAGCAGACGCTGAGCGGTCATCAGAGTCTCGCGAGCAATCTTGAAGGTGCTCGGGAGGTTGGTGT